CGACGACAGAGATACTCTGTATGCAGCAAATATCAATCCAATTGCTACTTTCCCTGCAGAAGGAGTTGTTGTTTTTGGTCAAAAAACTCTTCAAGCAACACCTTCTGCTCTTGACAGAATCAACGTCCGACGTTTGATGATTCATATCAAGAGAGAGGTTTCTAGAATTGCAGCGACTACTCTTTTTGAGCAGAACGTACAAGAGACTTGGAATAATTTCAAGGGCGAAGCAGAGACATTCTTGGGGAATGTTAAATCAGGCTTAGGTTTGACTGACTTCAAGGTTGTTTTGGACGAGACGACCACAACTCCAGACTTGGTTGATAGAAATATCATGTACGCTAAAATCTTTTTGAAACCAGCGCAAGCAATTGAGTTTATTGCTCTTGACTTCATTATCACAGACTCTGGAGCGTCGTTTGACGATTAATAAAGGATAAATTAAAAAAATGTTACTAATTAATAATGAGGAGAAATTAAAGTAATGGGTAATCAATTTTGGAACAGTTCGCAACTTGAGCCTAAAAGGCAGCATAGATGGCTTTTGCAATTAGGAAAGGGTCTTAGAAGTTATACTGTAAAGACCACCGACAAGCCCAGCTTCACGATTAATGAAAGCGAGCATGATTTCTTTGGGCACAAGTTCTTTTACCCAGGAGCAGTGTCTTGGAATGAAATTTCCGTTACTTTAGTAGATCCAGTAGATCCAGACCAATCCTCCGCCTTAGTAAAGATCTTGGAAAACGCAGGATATGCGACACCCGGCGAGGAAGGAGATATTTCAAACCCTATGATGGCTACTGTTTCGAAAGGGAAGGCAGTACAAGCTTTGGGTCCAAAAATTAACTTAATGCAATATGGCGTTGATCGCGGCGATGTTATTGAGACCTGGACTCTTCACAATCCGTGGATTAAAGACGTTAATTTTGGTTCTTTGGATTATGGTAGCGATGACTTGGTTGAAATCGAATTAACAATTCGCTATGATTGGGCAACCTACTCCGGACCAAACGCATAAATATATTTTTTTCTTAACAATAATAAATAAATTTGTTAATATATTAAAATAACAGTTAGAGGTGATAAATGGCTAGAAATAATGAGGAGCGGACAGGCGCAAAAAGCGCTGCAACTCCCCCACTCCCCCCAATGGTGGATCCGACAACAACGGACCAGGCCTTTTCTTTTGTGACACCTACAGAATTTGTAGAATTGCCATCGGGAGGAAGATATTACCCCGAGGGACACCCACTGCACAATCAATCTTCACTTGAGATTCGTTATATGACTGCGAAAGATGAAGATATTTTAACATCAAGGGCTTTGCTCAAAAAAGGCGTAGCCTTAGACAGACTTTTAAAAAATGTTATTGTTGACAAACGCGTTAAGCCTAACGATCTCCTGGTAGGTGATAAAAATGCAGTTCTTGTTGCAACTAGAATTTCTGGGTATGGAGAAGATTACAACACCCAATTAACGTGCCCAATGTGCTTGTCAACCACGGCGCATGACATTGACCTGTCAGGTTTAAAACTAACAGACGGCCTTGAAGCAATGGAAGAACACGAAGTTAGGCACGAAGCCGGCAGGTTTTTTATAACTCTTCCAAAAATGAAGGTTGAGGTTGGCCTTAAGATGACAACAGGTGCCGACGAGGCAGCCATGATGCGCTCAGCTGAGAGAAAAAAGAAGATGAATCTTCCTGAGGCCACACTTACTGATCAATTTAAGGCTATAATTGAATCCGTTAACAGTAGTGAGGACCTCGGTCATATCAACGAATTAATTAATTGTATGCCAGCCTCTGATTCAAAATATCTTAGAAGTGTGTATACGAAGATTACTCCAAATGTGGATATGACAAGCGAATTCCAGTGCCCCGTGTGTGATCACGAGGAGGAGGTATCTGTGCCGTTTACGGCAGAGTTTTTTTGGCCTAAATGAAAAATATCAAGAGGCCATATATGAACAGTTCTTTTTCATGAAATATTATGGTGGATGGAGCTTCACAGAAGCTTACAATTTGCCAGTTAAAGTAAGGACTTGGTTTGTCGGGAGACTGGCAGATCAACTTAAACAGGAGAATGAAGAGCTTAAAAAATCCTCAAAAAAATCATAAACTAAGTGTGTAGACTAATTATAATGACTACTTGTGGGATTTTTAAAAATGAGTGATTCTCTTAGTGAAGAAAAAATAAATCCAATTGTTTTAGACCTTGGAATAAATCGCAGAGGCGACGTAGAAGAAAGCGTTCTTTTGTCAATGGGAAGTGCAATTCAGTATATACTGAAAAGAATGTTCGCCCCGGGGCAAACAGGAGGCTTTTTTAAATTAAAGGGAAGCAATTCAGAAATTGAGTCTTTCATGAAGGCTCTTGGAGCAGAAAGAAGTTACATGAAGTCTTTCATAAAGAACGGCTTAAACAATCCAACAACACTTGGCTATCGCGGCAAGCTTAAGCGCGCCACTTCAAATTTTGAAAGAGAGACTGGTCTTAAATGGCCCTTCAAATAAGAGAGGGCTATGAATAATGGCTGACACCCCTAAAGACAAAACAGCACAAGAGCAATTAAAGGCGCTTCAAGAAGTTATTCGCGAAGCCGGAAAGCTCGAAGAAAAATATGGGGATATTGAGTCTGCAGCAGAGGCGCTAACCGTTGCGATTGATAGACAGGCAGAGGTGGCTAAAGCTCTGCTGCCTCACTTTAGTGAGAAAAACAAACTAACACAAGAGATGGTTGATAAAGAAGCAGAACTTCTTGAATCGCGCATTAAAAACGGCCAACTCACCCAAGAGCAGATAAAGTTCGAAGAAGCGTTTCTTGAATTAAAGAGAGAGATGCTCGACGCCGGCGCAGCAGAAAGGGCAGAGTTAAGGCGACAACTAGAGGCTCTTGTCAAAATAAAGCAGACTAGAGATAAAAATTTAAAGAATCTAGATAAAAGCAAAAAAAGACTTGGCGATATCGCAAAACGCATGGGCGGTATTCTTGGAATTGGAAATAGACTAGGTGACACGATGACTGGCGGTATTCTCGTTGCCGCAAAGGATATCGCCATAGTATTAAAAGAAAGTACTCTTTCTATGGACAATTTTGCAGACGGCGCCCAAAAAGCTGCTTTAAATATGGGGGACCTCGGCCTGGGGTTCCTTATAGGACTCGCAGAAGAAGCAGCTTACGCACAAGATGCCCTCAGGGCTGAATTTGTTAGATCAACCGGTGCTACAAGAGAGTTTTCTCAATCTGTGGTAGATGCCTCTGACGAAATGAGGGAAATGGGGCTTAACATGGACGCCGCCGGCGCAGCTTCAACACTTATGTACCGGAGCGTCACTGCTTTTAGGGATGCAACTCCTGAGGCGAGAAAAGAGGCAGCCGTTTTTGTTGGAACGTTAACCGAATTGGGCATCAATGGGCAGGCCGCAGCAGAAAATATGCAATTATTAACAATGGGCATGGATCAGAGCCTCGACCAAGCACAGGAAACTACCAAAGCTTTGCGCCGTTTTGCTATCAGCATTAATATGGACGTAAATCAGGCTATGGAAGATTTCAATGATCTCGCCCCAGAATTGTTGGCCCATGGCGGCAAAATGCAAAAAGTCTTCAAAAATTTGGCCAAAACATCTATTAACACTGGCCTTTCAATGCAGACTCTTGTTGACGTGGCTTCGCAATTTGATACCTTCGAGGGTGCCGCCACTGCCGTCGGCAAGTTGAACGGCCTTCTGGGCGGTCCGTATCTCAATAGTATCGAAATGGTATATGCTACCGAAGACGAAAGATTAAAGTTGATGCAGAGAGCAATGAGAGCATCAGGTCGACAGTTTAAAGATCTTTCTCGATATGAAAAGAAATCTGTGGCTGCAGCTGCAGGCTTTAAATCTGTTGGAGATGCATTATATTTCTTCAACAAGGAGGCGATGGACCCCCAAGCCCGCAAGGCTCATGAAGATGGTATTGAGAGACAAAAGTCTCTTACAGAAGCAGCGAGAGACGCAAAACCTGCGATGGAAAGAATGCAGTTGGCGATTATGAAGCTCACTGTCTCTCTGGAGCCGTTGCTGCATTGGACTGTAATGTTTGTGGAGACTCTTGCCGAGAATAAAACTGCTGTAAAAATTCTTGTTGGTGTTATGGGCACTCTTTACGCAGCTGCCAAAGCCATGGCCATTTTTACAACAGTTACAAAATGGATGGCCACGTATTCTGTAGCATGCGCATTGGCGGGAAAAAGCACAGGCCTCCTTGGGCTTGCTCTTCGGGGTCTTCGAGTAGCAGGAATCCTCGGGGTCATAGCAGCTTTGGGGACTTTAATAACCATGTTGATAGTTGGCAACTCCCCGTCGTTTCTTGCAATATTAGGGATGGTTACCGTTGCAGTCTTGGCACTAAACATGGCAATGAATGCAAACCCAATAGGGTTGATAGTGCTGGGCGTTGCAGCTGCGATTGGTGCATTATATATGTTGTTTAAACACATGGGCAAAGTAAAAGCGATGATTATTGGCCTGTTTGATACGGTCGCTTCTATACTTAAGGGAATTGCAAAAGTGATGTTTCAGGCTATGACGTCGCCAATCAACGGGGCCATATGGATGTTGAACAAGTTGATATCGGCAGCAAACAAAGTGCCATTTGTAAACATCCCAAGTATAGAGTATGTAACCCTAGACGCGGTGCCTGGATTTGCGAACGGTGTCAATAACTTTACAGGTGGACCAGCAATCGTCGGAGAAAGAGGTCCAGAGCTAGTTTATCTTGAAAAAGGAACCACAGTGGCTTCCAACGACAAGACCGTCGCCGCCGCAAGAGAGGCGATGGGGGTATCAAGACCAGCTGCTTCCTCCGGAGGCGTCTCTTCCGAAGATCTTAAAGCCGCTTTTGTCGCTGCCTTAAAAGAAGTACAAGGTGATTCAAAAATAACAGTTGAAGCTCCAATTGAGCTTAAAATAGGTGATAGAACTTTCGACAGAAGAGTGGTCAGCGTTGTAGTGGATAATGTTTTTGCCACCTGGCCCGGGGGCCCGCTTACAACTCGCGGTAAAAGACTTAAGCCCGGCCGAAGTTAAAGTGATATAATTTATATTTAAATTCTAATTATTCTAGAAAGGAAAGAAACTTATGTCAAAATTTGGACCATACGAACCCTACTTCTCTTCTGCCATGCGAGACGTTCAAACTGGTAATTGGACAAATTATTTTGATCCAACCGATGAACTAGCCAATCGTTACGGGTTTTATATGCAAATATATGCGGTAAAAAGCAAGGCACAACTTTCTTTTAAAGCTTTTTTAGAAAATTTTACTGACAATTACGATATAAACACGGAACAAAAACAGTATGTTAATTCTCAAAATATTGAAATAAAACAAAGCGGCATAGTCCGAAAATTAGACATTTCTTTGGCAATACCATCAGCAAACATAGCACAAGCCAAATTTCATATGCAGAATTTAAATCTTTTAGTTAACTCTCTTTATAGCACAGCTAATCATAAGGGGATGGTTTCTTCCGTCGGTGCGCCAAAGTTCAAAATTAGACTTTTGAACTTGATGTCCGAGCCCATCGCAGACGACCCCGACTTCGTAGGGCCTCCCGAAGCGATGGGCGGCCTTTCTACTTCATCCTCAGCTGTGTTGACCGGATTGACAGGATTTATTGATGGGCTTACATATGAATTTGATCTGGATGCCGGATTTATGACAGACACTCAGGAACTTGGCTTCGTATATCCAAAACTTATCAGGTTAAGTTTTTCATATTATCCGCAAACAACAAGAAACCCCATATGGCGCGGCACTAAAAAAGGTTATAAATTTAATCTGAAAAATTGGCCTTACGCATATAAAGGTATCGAAGATGATAACTTTATCCTAGGAGCTTCCGACGCAGGGGCTACAACTTCTGAAATTAATGAGCAAAATAGAGCTAGAATTAATAAATTGTTGGGATTGAAATAAATGGCCGATAGATATGAAAATAGAGATGTTTTTTTGAACAATGCAGAAAAATATCTTGAATATAATGCCAAAAAAGGAACGCAAAACTCTGCAAAGGGCAACATTGCAATAATGCACTTCAGCTCTCCACAGATAAATTACCCAACTGATGAACAAATGAGGGAGTTGAGGTATATTTCTCACATATGGAAACAAGGAGATAGCCTTTACAAATTAGCAGACGAGTATTATAATGATCCAACCTTGTGGTGGGTTATTACTTGGTTTAATAAAAAACCATTACCTTCAGATTATAAATTGGGAGATGTTGTAGAAATATTATTAGATTATACTGATGTATATTTTTATATGGACTAGAGAAACATGACAACACCAACAAATACACCATCAGGTCCAACAACACCGGGAGGCCCCTCACCAGAACAACCCACTCGTCGCACATCAGGGCCCAGCAGTCGAGGCAGAACCAAAACTCCTTTTGAACGAACAAAAAAAAGACTTAAAGACAAACAAGCATATAAAGATGTTTATGGCGATAAATCAAAACATAAACACGTCTTAGATTTTCATGATCAGTGTTTTTTGGTTGATTTTATGTCTGAATTTGTAAAGCTTAAAGGCTCAGGGAGAAAAAGTCTTCTTTGGGCACCTAGACACGTTGCAGAAGTCAAAGACTCTAATTCACCCCAATCAAAAACGTTCTTATCAGAGATATCGCACGATGCCGGCCAAGCCTTTTTTGACAGAGGTGCTCCTGTTGGGGATATTTGGAATATTCGACCTAATATTACACTTTATAAAATATTTTATGAACCAAACGGTAAAGAAGTGAAAGTTAAGTTCCCCGTTAAGTCTGAAATTGACGCGCAGATTACTTTGGGTGCGAGATCGGACGGAAGACTCTATTCTAACATTGAGGAGTTTAGTTTTAATTATGAAGGAGTTAACCCCGCAGAGGTCGATTATTCGATAACGGCAGAACTTCGCATGTACTTTAATCACGCTGATGCGCTATTTAAGAAATTTAGAGGCAGGGGCAGTGATGGTAAAACGTATAGACTCTCGTTTGCAGATTTAATTAGGAGGCCGACATGGCGCAAAGAGGCTCCAATTTCTGCAGCAGACAGCAATGATGGCTATAGAGACTGGAATGAAAAGTTTTTTAGAATATGGGTAGAAATAGATTACGATGTTGATGCTCTAACAGAGGAAGAGAGAGCTAAATATACAAAATTCTATTACAGTCTCAAACAACAAAAAATTGGCTTTTTTCTTAACATATTAAAGCATGAAATAGATATAGAAGATTCTCCTGGTATGCCATTTTATTTAAATATAGATTATATCGCGGCAGTAGAGGGGGCAATGAATAACAGAGAGTATGCAGACATTTTAGGCAACAAGCTCTTGCCCTCCGCAATGACAGCAGTACAGTCCCCAACAGCAACCCGATTCAGGGCGATAAAGAGAGCCATGCGGGGAAGGTTGGGCTTTCCAGGCGTGATTGAACAAACAGACGAAGAACAAGATAAGTTTTTCAGTGAACTTTTCAAAGGTCAAGAGGTGCGCCTCGGTCGGTATCGGAATTCACCAACTCAAGTTGTTTTTTTCGACCCAGACATAATTATTGGCGATTTGAGTTACGGGCAGGATAGGAGCTATAGAAAGGATAACATGAAGACGTTACCAAAAAGTTCAGAAGACCTCATGTATGTATTCCACAACGGTCATATCAATTTAATGTCCGCCGAAGTCGCCAACGCGGAACTTGGCGATGAAGCGAAAATCATGACCCCGGCCCGGGCCGTGCAAAAACAGTATCTTAAAAACGCAACTGAAAGACTAGCCAAGGAACGCGAAGCTAAAGACCTAGCCACCCTTGGAGCACCAGATAGGGTTAAAGCAATATTGCTTGCTCATGAGTATGATGAACTTAGGAAGGAATACAAACGACTGATGGATAACAGCACTTTACCAAGAGAAGAACGGTATGTGTTGTTGATCGATGAGCTTTTTGGAAATCTCACAACCGGCTGGGAAGATGAAGACACAAGAGAGAAAATTTTGAAAGAACGGTCAGAGGGATCTTCCGTTAACCCCTCACAGCATGGCGGATCCGCCATTAACGCAGATATCCGAGCCATGGCCGCCCGCCGCGTATACGAAGTCAAAATTCCTGGTACGCAAATGCACAACTATATTACCAAAAAAACAGAAATGAAGAAAAACATCGGCAACAGATTAGAATCACTGCGTAATCGAGCCGAAGCCGGCGACAAAACAGCGCAAAGAGAGTTGCAGAATTATCGCATAGAACAATCAGAAAGATCTCAGCAAAATTTATCAAATTTTTGGAAAACCTTCAAGAGTAGGTTTAAGAATACCGACTCGCCGGCCGGCGGGGGAATCACCTTTTCGCCTTTAGTTATAAAACCAAATCAAATCGACTTACAAAAAGATCCCGGATCAGAGGCAACAGCTTATAGGTTTGAGCTTCTAGAGAAAATAGCAAGTGATCGACAAAACGCGACCGGAAACGAGACACGCCCGGGCGAATCGGGAGTCCTAGGAAAAAGCCATAAACCGATAAAAGGAGAATTCTATCATTTACAGTGGATGTATTTGGGGGATATTGTAGACGCCGCACTGACAATTGTAAAATTTCAACAAGAAAAGTTAGGAATACAGCTGCCGAATTATCTATTTTGGACCCAGGCCCCCTCAAAAACAGGGCTTGCCTCTAAAAGAACTCCTCCGAGCCAGCCAAAATTTGTGAGCGATCCAAGTTACAAACCTGTTTTTGGAAACCTGTCCTATGATGACCCTATGACTGGAGATCTAAAAACTATTTCCATGGCAAAAATTCCTGTGTCTTTAAAGTTGTTTAACGAATTTTGGACAGAGTTTGTCGTAGATCCACAAATAGACCATTATCCGTTTCAACAATTTGTTAAAGATATATGCACATATGTTATAGAAAACTGCTTCACCTCAAGATGTTCCTCACCGGGAGACATGAAAAACAATATTAAAGCTTCATACAGTATTATCTCACAAGACAAACGTACACCAAACAAGGTTCATATCGCCCCTGGCCCGGGCTTTACACATAATGATTTTTGCCCCAAAGCTAGTATTGGCCAAACGAAGCGCATGCTTGTGGCGAGACACCTCCTGGCCCCGAAAGACTCAGCAGAAGGAGTGCTTTATATATTTTGCACTACAAATAATTTACACCACCTAGAAAAAAAACAAGGAGAAGGCCTGATTAATCTACACAAAAAAAATAATATTATGCACATAGAGTTAGGGAAGCTCACTGGTGACAACGCCCCGGGAGTTAGATCTAGTCCAATTCAGTCAATTTCTTTTAGCAAGGCCGACGTTCCTTATTATTTAGAGTCCAAAGGTCAACAAGCCGGCCTAGCGGCAGACACCTTAGAGCTAAGCGAACCATATAATGTTAATTTAAAGATTTTTGGTAACATGGCTTTCAAACCCGGAGTGCATTTTTATTTGATGTTGCCGTATTTAGGCGCCGACCCATTATACGAAAGGATACCCTCAACCAATACTCTACGCCCAGCCGGCAGAAATTCTAAAGCGGCCAAATTGGGCCTGGGCGGGTATTTTATGGTAACTAAATGTAAAAATACAATATCGGCGTTGGACCAAAGATATGATTGGGTAACAGACGTTTCAGCCTTGTGGGTTGGATATCCTATTAAGGCAGGAAACGCAGACCCGATTCACCCACCCGAACCTTCTGCTGAACAATCCACTGCGCTCGCATCAGTTAACAAATGGTTAACTGAAAATGCAAAAATTCTTACCGAGACTCTTGAAAATGCGGACGAGGTTTATTTACAAGGGCCTAAGCTGCGCAACTATTCGGGCCCGAAAGGCTCAGAGAGTCTCCTGCCGGGCACTTGATAGGCCTGATTACAATCCCTATAGCCAGTAAGTTGTAGGAATTTAATTTTTTTATAAAACTATTTACTTTTGTCATGGCACTTTACGATAAATTTTATGAAAAGAAATTTCAAAAGCTCCATGGGTTTCCCCCTGGCGCGCCAACCTTTGATTATCACTATGAAAAGACGTATTATGGAAGAGTTGATAGAGAACAAAATTCGGTCATTATCAAAGACGAAGATTATTTAGATCAGATTTCACCAAAAGAGCCACATATGGCTTTGGATTTTGTCGCAAGAGCGTATATAGAATTTGAGAAACATATAACCAAGGCCTTGGCGCTGGAGAAAATACATTCTAGAGGCTCTCCCTTTGTTAAAAATATGAAGATTAAAGGAGGGTACACAAGTCCTAAAAATCTTTACAAACACCACATTATGAACGATGTCTACTCTGGTTTGGCTGCTTTTTTGACGTCGCCCGAGAGAAACAAAAAAGTTAGAAATTTTAGAGATTTTGTGTTTTTCTTTTATGAGTTTGTAAGGTATTACGGACACTTAACCCCGATCACCGTGAGTGGGTTTTTAAAATCAAATCTATGCCCCAGAAATGTATCCGGCTTGATAATCGAACTGGGCCCAAAATCTGGAACATACTCGTATGGAGACACAGAACATATTAATACGGTGATAGAAGATACAAATTTTGATTTTTATAGAAATGCAGCAGCAAAGTTCGGTTTTTATCTTGATGAATCTGCACCATGGTGCCTTGTTGCCAATGTTTCTTCAATAGAAATGCAAAATAATTGGGTATTTAGACAAAACCCAACACCCAGCCAGATTGGAGAAGGAAAAAAACAAGGGCTATCAGATGGGCAAATAATAGAAAAATACACAAAGATGGTTTCGGAGAGGGGATTATTCTGGAAGCCCGGCGATGCTTCTAACTTATTTGATGTGTATTACGAAAGAAGTTATAAATTCGAAGCTGAAGTTTTTTTAGATCTAATATTAATGTTGTATAAAAAGTTCGTCGAACAGTTTCCGAAAGTTAGAGAGTATTCCTATATTCCAATGTGGAAAGCCATAAAGTGCAAAACACACAAAGTAACAGAATTTACCAGAGAGCCCCCACCAACGCAAGAAAATCTTCCTGATGAGTTGATACCGATACTTTTCAGTTCATATCTGCAAAGTAGGTTGAACGAAGAGAGAGTAAAACTTAAAAAAAGCAAGTTTCAGAGTATAATTAAGATTTCTCTTCATTTAAATAAAAAACAGGTTGACATTTCGGAAGTATTAAAGTATATTAATAAGCAGGTGTTAAATTATAAGTCTTTAGTTACTAAAGAAAACACCTTTTTCCCGGAAGATGAAAGAATGAACTTAGATTGCCAAAATTTTCAAACTTGCGGAGTTAAAAAGGTTGAACAAAAGAAGTATAATAAATACGTACCAGAACCTTTAATATAGGCATGCCGTGCTTTTCCAAACTTTAGATGATAAAAATGAATGTGTAGGAGTGTATTTTGACGGAGATCTTTACTTTGATGATCAACTTCCTGAGGACCTTGACAGAACGTGGGCTTATGCGCCTTTTCTCTCAAATAGAGAAATTAGATACGGTAGTATCTTCTGTGCTGGCAAGAGTCTTTCTGACGCTTGTCCCACCCACTTGAGGGAGGATTGGGAAGACGCTCGAAACAAGCTTAAAGCATTTCATAGATCCTTTTGTGAGTCAAAAGTAGATTTACGTGAAAATTGCTTTTATGATCTTGTACCTAAAAGGTTTTTGTTGAACTTTTGTGAGATCAAAAATCGTATAACAGAATATGTTTTTGAAAACTATGAAAAGCCCGAAAATTATGATTTTATGGTAGCTTTACATGAATTTACGAAAAAGATGGAATCCAATAAGCTGAACATTGATCGTAGCGTTGTAAAGAAGACTCTTGTATCGCCTAGATATCGACACTTGAGAACTAGGTTGTTGGAATCTTCCCCCTACATCAAATATGATCCTTTTGGCACAAAAACAGGAAGATTAACAACAAAAAAGAACAGTTTTCCCATTTTGACACTCGCAAAAGAACACAGAGGGATGATTAGACCGAACAACGACTGGCTTGTGGAGCTTGATTTTAACGCAGCTGAGCTTCGAACTCTTTTAGGACTCTGCGGAAAGAACCAACCGAAACAAGACATACACGATTGGAACGTTAAAAACGTATATAAAAGTCAAACAACGAGAAAAGTCGCTAAGCAGAGAGTGTTCTCGTGGTTATATAATCCAAAAGCAAAAGATAGTAAATTAAGCGCAGTTTATGATAGGGATTATGTGCTGAAAAAGTATTATGATGGTAAACAAGTACGAACATTTTTTGATAGAATTATTGCTGCCTCTACGCATCATGCTCTAAACTATGTAATTCAAAGTACAACCAGTGACCTATTTTTACGCAGAGCCATAAAAGTTGACGAGTTTTTGAAAGATAAAGCGTCTAATGTGTGCTTTACGATTCACGATAGTCTAGTTATTGATCTCACAGAAGAAGAGCGATACTTGATACCGGAAATTAAGAATATTTTTGCAGATACTGAGTTGGGTACATTTAAGGTAAATATTTCCGCCGGAAAAGACTTCGGGAACATGAAAGAGTTAAAAATATGAGAAAGGAATATAATAAGTTAATCAGAGATAAAATTCCGGCCATTATGCAGGCACAAAATAAGAAGTTTAAAGTACACGAGGCCGATGAAAAAGAATTTCAACGGAAGCTGCAAGAAAAACTTCTAGAAGAAGTGACCGAATTTTTGGAGAATCCATGTATTGAGGAATTAGCGGATATACAAGAGGTACTTAACGCACTGCTTTATAGTATGGAATACGATGATCAAAAACTATTACAAGAGATGTTCACAAAAACGATTACGAACGGGGCCTTCCAAAAAAAACTTATCTTAGAGTGGGTGGAGTCTTAAATGGATACAATTATAGGGTTAGGCAGCGCCGGCTGCAATATTGCAGATAAATTTTCAGTTTATAAACAATATAGTATCTATAAAATAGACGTCGGACTTAAGGGTCTTAAGAAGGATGGTATATATGATATGCCATGGCAGTGTGACGTTGAGAGGTACGAAGATAAGTGTCCGAATATGAAGAACTTCTTCAAAAATGTAAAGGGCGAGGTCCTTTTTATTGTCTCAGGTGCGGGGAACATATCTGGTACGACTTTGAGAGCGTTAGAGTGTCTCAAGCATTGCGAAATCAATGTTTTATATATCGAAACAGATTTAGAACTTCTTCAACCAACTAAAAAGGCCCAGGAAAGAACAGCGTATTACGTATTGCAAGAATACGCGCGCTCAGGGGTGTTTAAGAATTTATATTTGGTTAGCAACATAGCCACGGAAGAGCATCTTGGAGACGTTCCTTTAAATGAATACTATGATAGGATCAACGACATGATCGTCTCAACTATGCATATGTTGAACGTGTACAACCACATTGATTCAGAATCAGACACTTTTGGAGAAATATATGAAACTGCTAGGGTCGCTACTGTAGGATTGTTAGATTTTGAAAATAATGATTTGAAAACGTTTTTTCCGCTTGACAAAATAAAAGAAACACGCTATTATTATGCTATAAATAAAGAAAAAATAGAGACTGATGGAACTCTTTTTAAAAAAATTAGAAAACAAGTAAAAGAGGCTTCAAAAGAGGTAAAAACAAGTTATGGCATATTTTCAACAAACTACGAAGAAGACTACGGATATGTGGTACAATACAGCCCATCAATCCAGTATAGAGAGAAAGAAAAATTACTTTTTAGTTGATTTTGCCCTTGACAAATTAAATTAACTGTGTTACTATAGGAACAGCAGAATAAGAGATTAGTTATTCTGACTTTACTCAAAACAAAGGAGAAAATTATGGGTATTGACATTTCAAAAATTAAACAACGTATGAACAAATTACAAAACAAAGGAAACGGTGATTCCCGTTTCTGGCGACCTGAGGATGGCGAGACAGTTATCCGCCTAGTTCCTACGCCAGACGGAGATCCCTTCAAGGATTACTGGTTTCACTATAATCTGGGTAAGAATCCTGGATTTCTTAGTCCAAAGAAGAACTTTGGAGAAGAGGATCCACTTGATGGCTTCGTTCGCCAACTCTTTAACGAGGGAACCGACGATAGCGTCAAGATGGCCAAAAATCTAATGGCTAGACAACGGTTCTTCTCTCCCGTTATTGTTCGTGGAGAAGAAGACAAGGGTGTCCGTGTCTGGGGTTACGGCAAGATGGCTTACGAAAAGCTCTTGAGCCTTGTGCTTAATCCCGAGTATGGGGACATTACAGACCCGGAAGAGGGTACGGATCTTGTAATTCATTATGGGAAGCCCGCAGGGGCCTCGTTCCCTCAAACTAAGATCACTCCTCGCCGCAAGAGTTCCCCTCTTAATGAGGACTCTACAGTTGTTGCGGAGTACCTTGATACAGTCCCTGACTTTAACGAGCTTTTTGATAGAAAAAGTCCCGATCAGGTCGGAGCACTTTTGGAAGAGTATCTTTCAGGAGATGATAGTGCGGAAGAGCGCTCTGAAGAAACCTCCAAATATGGGCAAACTGACAGCGACACCGTGTCGGACGTCGACGCTGCTTTTAATGACCTTCTTGGGAGTTAAGCCGGTGCTCGGCTAGTGTTAGGGTGGGTCTGGTTTTTTTCCTCCTAATCAGACCCACCCTTTTAATAGAAGATTTGAGATTGAACAAAAGGCGGAAAACTCAAACAAAAAGGATATAATTATGAGTGAAACAGTTAAGAATGGACAAAAAGTAAGTGTACACTATGTAGGCACTTTAGACGATGGAACAGAATTTGACAATTCTCGCACCAGAGGGGATACGATCTCTTTTGAAGTTGGCGCCGGCCAGTTGATTGTCGGGTTTGACAGTGCCCTCCCGGGAATGGCGATTGGAGAGGTAAAAACCGTCTCCGTAACTCCGTCAGAGGCGTATGGAGATGTAAACCCCGAGGCAGTCTCAACGGTGCCAAAAACAGCTTTCCCGCCAAATATGCCTTTAGAGGTGGGCGGAATGGTCCAAGGCAGAGCCCCGACAGGCCAGCCTGTAATTGCTCGAATTGAGGCGGTTGAAGAAGAGTCGGTTACACTCGATATGAACCATCCTCTTGCCGGCAAGAATTTGAATTTCGAGATTGAGCTTGTAAGTATTGACAACTCAACTAATAATGAAGAAAAGGAGGTTGAAGAATGAGACTATTTGGTATTATTTTACTAGGAATCATGGTTGGTGCATGCACTGATCCCACGGATTCTTCGGAAGAACAGGTAGACACAGTAGCAGATGCTGCAGCAGAGACAGTTACGCCAGTTACCGATGTTGTCCCGACAGCTGTCGATCAGACAACGACATCAGAAGATGTGTTAGTAATCGATACTGTTGTTGTTGAACCATCAACAGATACAACAGAGGAAGAATAGGGGGATTTAATGGCCAGAACAAAAACAAAAAATGCTGGCAAGCTGTCAATTGCTGATATGCGCGCCCTAATCAATAAAAAAGCGGGCGTTTCTGTAGCGCATAATTTGACAGAAGACAATCCCACACAAGTCACTGACTGGATCCCAACGGGCTCCCGATGGCTAGATTCTATTATTTGTAGAGGGCAGCTTTCGGGAGTCCCTGTTGGCAAGATTACAGAAATTGCCGGCCTTGAAGCTTCGGGAAAAAGTTATATGGCTGCCCAGATCGCAGCCAACGCACAAAAGATGGGAATTGACGTTATTTATTTCGATTCAGAATCAGCTATTGATCCTGACTTTCTTTCTAGAGCAGGTTGTGATCTGGAAAAATTGTTATATATTCAAGCACAAAGTGTAGAGTTTGTCCTGGAGACAATTGAAGATCTTTTGGGAAGTAATGAGAATAGGATGCTCTTTATCTGGGATAGTTTAGCTCTGACGCCGGCCGTTAGCGATATTGAGGGGGACTTTGATCCTCTTTCGTCAATGGCAGTCAAGGCAAGGATCCTTGCTAAGGGCATGAGTAAACTCACGGTTCCAATTGCTAATAGTCAGTCGACATTTCTAGTCCTTAACCAGTTAAAGACGAATATTACACGCCGCCCAGCCGAAGCAATGGTCGAACCATATATGACACCGGGAGGAAAAGCCATGATTTATGCTTATTCTTTGAGGGTGTGGTTAACTGGTCGTAAATCAAAAGCGTCATACATTACAGACGAAAGAGGATTTAGAGTAGGGTCAGAAGTCAAAGCTACGCTCAAGAAAAGCCGTTTTGGAACACAGGGCCGCCAGTGTACATTCAAGATACTCTGGGGTGACGAAATTGGAGTCCAAGACGAAGAGTCCTGGTTTGAAGCGGTTAAGGGGTCAAAATATATGTCTTCATCCGGAGCATGGTATACCCTAGATATGGGTAATGGCCAGTCGGTAAAGTTTCAGCCTTCCAAGTGGAAGGACAAGATTCAAGAAGAGGACTTTAAGGCAAGAATTTTAGAGTTGATGGACGAGGAGATTATCTTAAAATTTGATAAAAGAGAGGGCTCTGCATCTGAGTTTTATGATATAGAAGAAGATGCTAAAAATGTCTAAAATAGAGAGCGCGGAGAATAAACAAAAAAGAGTGCTCGTAATTGATGCTCTAAATATGTATTTTCGGTCTTATATTGTAGATCCGAGTTTGTCCACTAACGGCCAGCCGATTGGAGGCGTTAAGGGTTTTCTTAAGATTCTACAAAAGCTAATAAGAGAGACAAAACCAGATGAGGTTATTGTAGCTTGGGATGGCCAGGGCGGATCAAGAAAAAAGAAGACTATAAATAAAAATTACAAGGAAGGCAGAAAGCCGATTCGCTTGAACAGAGATATTCGCACTCTCTCAGAAAGAGAAGAACTAGAAAATAAGATCTGGCAACAAACAAGGCTAATGGAATATTTAAATGAGCTTCCAGTAATACAACTAGTCTTGCCAGAAGTTGAGGCTGACGACGTTATATCGCAGGTTGTGCAGTCTCACTATTATAAGGGAGATCAAAAGATAATTGTCAGCAGTGACAAAGACTTTTTTCAACTTTGTGATGATGAGACAATCCTCTTTCGCCCGGTCCAAAAAGAGGTTTTAAATAAGAATAATATTCTTGAAAAGTTTGGGATTCATCCAACAAATTTTGCTCTGGCCCGGGCCGTAGCAGGCGACAAGAGTGACAACCTAAGTGGAGTTCCAGGCGTCGGCCTAAAATCTTTGGCCAAAAGACTTCCTTTGTTATCAATGGAGAATGCTTATGATGTCAATACGTTGGTAAGTTGGTGTGAAGAAGAACAACAAAAAAGTAATTTAAAACTGTTTTCTAATATAGTCCAGAATGAAGATCTGATTTTTGAAAACTATAAGATAATGCAGCTTTATTGCCCAAGCATATCTGTACAGGGAAAGAAAAAGATAAACTATGCCATTGAAAATTTTGAGCGTCAATTCAACAAAACTGAATTCATTCGTATGATGAATGAAGATGGCTTCGGAGTTTTTAACTGGAACGATCTTTTTGCCAATATGAAAAGAATGTGCTTGACAAAACAACACTAATAAGGTATAGTATTAACATGATGAAAGATGTGGAAAAAATAACAGAAGTTGTTTTAACCGTTCTGGAAGACTTTAACTATAACCAGACAAGCATCTCCTCAGAAGCAGCCAGGTTGGAGATCGCAAAAACGATTGCAGCCAAACTATTAAACGACGCGCCCGTAGTTCAGTAGGTTAGAACGCCACTCTTATAAGGTGGAAGTCACTGGTTCAAGTCCAGTCGGGCGTACCAGAAACAAGAAAAACAACAGAGAGATTTTATGGGAAAAGGCGACAAAGCATCATTATCAAAATATGGAAAAAACTTCCAAGAAAAATTTTGTCAACTACTTTTGCAGGAAAGAATGTTTTGTGATCAGATCCTGGAGGTCTTTGATATTGAGTTTTTAGAACTTAAGTACTTGCGGGTATTTGTCAGTAAGATACTGAAGTACAAAGAAGAGTTCGATATTCATCCGTCTTTCGATACTCTGGCAACAATATTGCGATCTGATCTAGAAGATGAAAACGACGCAGTACAGAAACAAACTAGAGATTTTTTTGCTAGGATTTATAAGTCGGACCTGACTGTCGACGGCGAGGAGTACATCAAGAAGACTTCACTGGATTTTTGCAAGAAGCAAAAGTTAAAAGAAGCCATGTTGAAAAGCGTGAAGCTCCTCCAAAATTCGTCATTCGATGAAATGGCAGAAGTTATCAACGAAGCTTTAAAGCTTGGCGCTGACAACGACTATGGTTACGACTATTTACAAGATTTCGAAGAGAGGTTCGTAGTAAAAGCCAGAGACCCTATTACGACAGGCTGGAATCACGTTGATGATATTTGTAAGGGCGGTTTAGGTAAGGGCGAGCTTGGCGTTGTTGTTGCCCCCACCGGCGCAGGAAAATCAATGGCGCTAGTACACCTGGGGGCCAAAGCACTACAAAAAGGTAAAAATGTTGTTCACTACACTTTAGAATTGTCTTCAACTGTGGTAGCATCAAGATATGACAGTTGCATCACAAAGGTGCCGCTGCAAGATGTATATAACTTTAAAGATTTGATTTACGAAAAAGTAAAAAATATTGATGGAAAATTAATTGTAAAGGAATATCCTACAAAATCCGCAAGTCCCAAAACTATCAAGAATCATTTAGAAAAATTAAGACAACGTGGCGTTGATGTCGACTTAATTATAATCGACTACGGAGATCTCCTCCGCCCTTCCATAATAAGGAAGGAAAAAAGACACGAATTGGAGACTATTTATGAAGATCTCAGAGCTATAGCTCACGAGCAAGAGTGTCCAATATGGACAGCTTCGCAGACTAATAGATCTGGCCTGAATGCAGAAGTGATTACCATGGAATCTATATCCGAAGCTTTTAATAAATGTTTTGTTGCGGACTTTATTTTTACCATCTCCAGGACGATAGAGGATAAAAGCACAAATACAGGCAGGATGTTCGTTGCCAAGAATAGAAATGGCCCGGATGGACTGGTCTTTCCCATAAGCATGGACACTTCAAATGTGCACATCGATGTACTTAGAATGGCTCAGGAAGATGCAGGCAGTATGATTGTTAAGACAGCAAAAGAACAGAAAGACGTACTAAGAGAAAAATATAAAAAATATATGAAAGGAGGCGCTCAATGACGTACAATGAAGAAGAAGTAAAGAAGGCAACGTTAGAATATTTTAATAATGATGAGTTAGCAGCAAATGTGTGGCTAACAAAGTATGGGCTAAAGAATAAAGAAGGTGAGTTTATCGAGAAAACTCCAGACGATATGCATAATCGACTAGCAGATGAGTTTGCTAGAATGGAGGAGAAGTTTGGTGGAGATCTGGCTCTGACAAAGGAAGAGATCTATGATCTTCTAAAAGATTTTAAATACATTGTCCCGCAGGGGTCGCCAATGATGGGCATTGGGAACAACTATGTGAACGTCTCCCTTTCAAATTGTGTGGTTGTAGATTCTCCAGGGGATAATATCTCATCTATAATGGACTCAGGAAAGCACTTGGCGAATCTCTTCAAGAGACGTT